CGCACGGGAAGACTTATTTGTTTCTTTTTTCATATGCTATTCCTCCTTCGTGAGTTTTAGTTGTCTTGCATACTCTTCTAGTGGCACCCGTAACTTTTTAGCTATTGCTACCTGTGACGGTGTGAGTTTTACAGTTTTGCGACCAGTCTTTGAACTACGCGTTGCAGAAGCAACGTTTTGTGTAGGTCTACTAGTCGTTTTTTCTGTAGTATTACCAAATTTATGGGGAAATTCAAGTCTTATTCTTTTATTTATTTCCTCATAATATGAATCCGACTTCGGATCATATCCTTCCTCTTCAGTAAGTTTCCTATGAAGATCAAAAGCGGTGTAGGTCATGGCATTATCTTTACCAAACCATTCATTTTTCTCTGCCCAATCCTCCGCTTTAGGATCTGGAGCAGGGGTTTGACGTGGTGGTTGCGTAGAAAGAGTTGGTCTAGCTTTTGCTTCCTTCTCTTCTATTGCTTGCCTACTTTTAATTTCAGCAAGTTTACCTTGTTCATAACCCAATTGAGAGATAGCAGTTAATGCCTCTACCTCAGCTTTCTTATCATCGGCTTCTCTTGAAGCAGATAATTTAGCCTGAGCAGCTGCTAAAGATGATTGAATCCTATTCTCCATTTCAGAAGTATAGTCTTTCTCATAGGTAGTAGCTTGTTGACTTAACTGGTCTCTTTCGTGCATTACACGTTTAGCATAAGTGACAGCTTCTTCTTTTTGTCTCTCTGCTTCACGCATTTTACGAGTAAGTTTAGCGATACGTTTTTTAACGCCTTCACTATACTCATCCATCTCTTGTCTTTGTTCTGTATCCTTTTTTTCTTGTTTCTCTTTTACTTCTTCTTTTTTCTCCGGTTCGCTTTCTTGAACATCCAACTGCTCACTAGGTTTCTCAGGTGAGTCATCGGGCTTAGTAGTGTCTTGAGTAGTTGTTTCATCTTTCTTCTCTCCTTCTTTTTTACCTAAATCAATTTCAGCGCCTTCTTTTTCGCCAACATCAACTAGGTCTGTTTTGTTTACTTCTTCTTGTTTTGTTTTTTCTACGTCTGGCATAGTTCCTCCCTATGTTTATATGTCGTGGAATATATCTTCAGGGTTTTCCACGGTTGCTAGAACTTCATCATCATTGAGAAGTCTAACTTCACCCCCATCTATTTTAATTCTGGATCCAGCATAACGCGCAAAAACAACCCAACTTCCTTCTTTACACCAAGGTCCTTTGGGATATCTTTCTTTGTCTTTGTACGCATCGGGTCCAACTTTTAATACAAGACCACAAGTCGATGCTACTTGGGCTCGTTCTACAACATCGTCAGTTATAATAATTCCTCCTTTAGTTTTCTCTTTCATTTTAAAAGGTAAAACTAAAAGTCTCCAACCGGTAGGTATGGGTAGTTTAGCTGTTTCGGATGTTATTTCTTTTTTAGGCTCTTTTGGTTCTTGATCGTATTTTTCTTGAAGGGCTGCCCTATGTTTTGGGACTTCCTTTTGGTTTGATACTGATAACTGTTCCGTCTTTGTCATTTTGCTCCTTTTTTTCTAGCAGGCTGGATAATTCCTGACTTAAATATTGATACGTTCGTATCTGTCCTAACATATATTGATATTTCTCCATATTGTCAACACCCCCTGACACCATGGCAGAAACCACATCATCATGTCTCATTTTGATGATTTTTCTGATCTTATCTACTAAAATTAAATCATCCATTATTTTTTTCTCCTTTTTGTCTTCTTTTTTTTCTTTCCTACTGGCTTACTACCATAAGCTTTGGTCCATTCTTTTGCAATCTTAGGTTCATGTTTCCATAAATATCTTCGTTGCTTTTCTGATTTAAATGGCATTATTTCAATAACCAATTAAAGAATTTGCTTAAAGCATTCTTTCCTTTTTTGGGAGATCTTCCTTTAACCCAAGCTTCATTCCAAAAAGGAGTACTTTTATCATCCTTTCTATAATGACCTTTTTTAGTTCTTGCTCTTTTATGCTTTTTCTTTTTTCGGGATTTCATAGTCCTTTAATACCTGTATTTTTTCTTCTGCAGAAGCAATTTTGTGTAATTGGCAATCTAATTCTTTTTGATGATTCAAATGTTCACTAACCCCAACTGAATTTTCTAAAAGTAATTTAATCGTAGCATCAGCTGATGCTATTTCCGCTTCGTACTGTTTCTCTAACGCGTCTATTAAGACTTGTCTCATTAAGCTGATTTTCTTTCTCTCGCCATTTTCTTAAAGGTTTTAGCTAAAGCTTTAGCTCTACCTGTACATCCTGGTTTTGTTATCGGAGTACATTTACCTTTAGTTCCTCTTTTTTCAATGGACTTATTAACTTTTTGAATCCATTTACCATCTTTCGCTCCAACTCTTCCGCCATCGGCTTTAAGTTCACGAACGATTCTTTTTTTCTCTTCTTTTAAATTTCTTTTACCTTTTCGTGAGTAACCTCTTTCAGCATCCACACGACCCAATTCTTCTAAACGATTTTCTCGTTTAGTATTGCGTCTTTCAATACCATGACCTTTGATAGAAATATCGCCCATGTGATTATCTATTTATTTTTCCTCTTTTACGCTTGCCCCATTTTCCGTAGGACTCGTCTCTTCTAGCTTTAAAAGATTGTTTTTTTGTAGATTCTTTTCCACGTCTTGCGCTGATAGACTCATCTTCTCTATCTTTGTAACCTTGTTTTTTAGCTTTGCCACCTTTCTTCATACCACTTGCGTATGGAAATCTGACATTGCTTCTTACTCCGTTTTGTCTCATTATTTTTTCCCCTTCATTAATGCTCTACCAAAACCACGTTTTGCAGCTCCAGTAACTCTTCCACCTTTACTTTTCATTGCTCTACCACCTTTAGCAGCAGCAAAGTTTGGCTCATCAAACATATCAAAATTTGGCCATATTTTTGGTGGTGTACTAGCAACCTTTGATTTTTTATAAGGACCATAATTTTTTATTTGGGCTCCAGGTTCCTCATCAGCTGCTGCAATACCTGCATCAATTGCTTTGTTTCTTCTAGCTTTCGCTAATCCTAATCCACCTGCTAAAGCGGCTCCTAACATTAATGCTTTTTTTAGTTTTTTCTTAGCCATAATATTAATACCTATTACAATTGTTTATATAACGCAACTTATTTTTTTCCTCCACCATTTCGGAATATCTGCGTTCCTTTTATTCCAAAAACGCTCGCCACGACGAGAATCCATAAATTCGTAAACCATTTTGGAAGATTCGAGAAATACTCAAAAAAGATCTCTATCTTCTTCATAGCTTCCGGATCCTCTGTCCACACCGACCAAGCGAGCACAATTATGGGGAGCGTAAGTATCGCAAGTACGATCTCGTCCTTGTAGTCGTTTTGCCGGGCTTCTAAAAGCTTGCCCTGGTAAGATTCTTCTCCTCGGGCCATACGTTCTGCATGCATAAGCTGCGCGTCAGACATAGCCATCTTCGTCTTTTGACGATTAGCGTATATCTTACTTCCAGCTTGTAAAGCAATTTTTGCTAGACCAAACCAAGCCATATTAGAACCAAGTAGCTTTTCTTTTTTTAGAAGCTAATATTGCGCCTTCACCTTGAACAGCAACTTTAGTTCCTTTATCAATTTTAGATTCAGCAGCTACCTCATTAGAAATGATATCTGATCTTGGATCAATTCCAACGCTTTCAGGATCGGCTTTATATGTTTTGCCGCCTTCTGGGTATCCTACTTCTTTTGTTACTTTTACCATGTTTTTTCTCCTATACTGGTTTGTATCCTATCTTTTAGGACCTTTCAAGATCTTCACATCTCTTTGTTTGTAACGATCTTGTGTTAATTTAAAATCATTAGCCATTTGTTGTTTAACTAATGAAGTATCGGCTCTTAACTCAGCTAATTCTTCGTTCTGATCAAGTTTTTCATCAAACTGTTGTTGACCCATTAATTGTTTAGATCTATCTAGATTAATCTTTTCTTGATCTTGTTCTCGTTTCTTCTCATTATCCATTGCTCTTAAATCAAGTTCTCTTGCTTTTAATCTAGCAATTGGATCATTTCCAAACGATCCCATTAATTTTTGTTCTTCATCTTTGAATTCTTGCATCATTTCTGCAATTAAATTGGCTTTTCTTGCTTCAATTTGCATGGAAAGCTGCATAAGTTGTTGTTGAAACTGCGGATTTTGCTGCATAGCCGGATTTTGCTGCATCATCTGCTGCATTTGTTGTAATTGCATCATTTCTTCTCTAAATTCTACTTCAACTTGCTCTTGAGCCATCATAGAGATGTGTTCAAAGCAGTTTTTCTCTAAAGCACCTAAAATCATCGGATTATTTCGCGCTAAATTGCTTGCCATGAAATTTAAATGCGAAGTCATATGCGCTTGATGGTTCTGACCCTTAAAAGCTTGAAAAGGTTTTGACGATAAGGCCATAATATTCTCTACAGCAGGGTCTAAAGGTTGTGGTTGAGGTGGTGGAGGAAGAATTTTATCAATATCTTTAACTCCAATCGCTCTATACATTGCATAAAACGCTTCGTAAAGATTATGCAGTTGTGGATTTGCCATAGCTAACTGTAATTCTGTTTGTGCCATAGAAATTCTTTGTGATTGTGAAAATATATTTGGATCCGCCACAGGAATAATATCAATTTTGTCATCAAAGTCTGTAACTTTTACATTTCGTTGTGCTCCTACAACATCGTAAGGATATTCTGGAGGTAAATAAGTTTTAAATACATCCGCTAATAATTTAAATTCTTGCTTCATCGCCACAAACAACCTTTTATGGATGGCTGACATGACCCTGGAGCCACGCTCTAAGAGTGCAATGGTCGTCCCAACAGCGGCCTGTTGGTTGCCGTCACCGACCTGCATGTCAGCTATGGCGGCAAATCTCTGTCCTGCTTGGACAACAATTCCCATCAACGATAATAATGTCTGTGATGGTTCTTTGAAAGGTAGAGTCATAAAAGCATCCTTGATGTTTCCACCAGGTGCATCGACATCTCTAAATTCGCCGGGCTGAATAGCCTGTGCTTCATCTCTTACGCGTATTCCACGTTGTTTAAATCCTGCAGGAAGATTACTTAACGTTCCTGCATCTAATAATTGACGGAGAGCAGTGGTTGCTGTTCTTGATAAACCACCGATCATATGAATTAATCCAAATCCATAAAAGCCCATTCCAGGTAAAAATCTGAAATGAACAAAATATTGAACCGCTTTTTTTAAAGGATCATTCGGTTGATAGTTTCTTCTAATTGAAAGAACTTGTCTTGAGCTATGTTCAATTGTAACAATGTAAGGAAGTTTGATTCCTGTAGGTTCTCCGTCTTGTCCTACATCTTCAAATCCTTCTAAATCTAAATTCACGTGACATTCTATAATTGTAAAAACGTCTTCGTCTCTAGTTTTTTTTATACCCTCTAATTGTCTTTCCTTTTTTTCAACTTCTGTTTCGGAATCATAACCAGGTTTTAATTCAATATCTCGATAGAAACCTGAAACTTGTTTTTTTCTAAGATCGTTCTCTGACATTTTGATCATATGCATAATTGCTTCCGCATCAGCTAATGAGGTAGCTGTGTACGGAACAATTAAATCATCCGCTTGAACGAATTTAGATACCGCTCTGCCTAAGAGTTCATCGTAATAAACTTTTTTAAAGGCAGAGCCGGCAAGAGGGAGATAAAAGAGCATTTGATCAAATTCGGGTTCATACTCTGTCATCACATCCATGAGCTGATAGTTCATGAAATTTTTTACTCTAATCGATTGTTCTTCTTTAGGTCGACTAGGTCTTCCTAACGCTTGGGTTCTAACAGGACCCATCGCTGGAAGTAATTCTTTATAAGCTTGTGCTTGAAACTGGGTTACCGCTTCTGCGAGCACGGGGTGCGTTGCACCACTTGCTCCTTGAAACGGCTGTGTTGGATTAACATACTTGAATCCCAAAAGGTCTAAACCTTTCATATAAGTATCTTCCCATTCTTTTCGAGAAGATTTATAGTGCATATAATTTTCTGTTAATCTGGATCCGAGTCTTCCTAAAACATCATCAGGTACATATTCGGCTAAATTATCAAAATGACTTTGTGCTTCTTGTTGCGGAGCCATTGGGTCAAAGCTTATTTCAGCTCCACCTTCCTCATCCATAACAACTTCAGCACCCTCAGGAGTTACTTCAGATAATTTATCTGTTTCTGTAACCGTGATTTCTTCTGGTTGTATATTAACTTCTGGATCTACGTTGGGTAGAGCCTTGTCGATTTTGTCTGCCATTTATATCTCCCGAATTTATTATTGTTTTAACCTGTTTAGATTCATTATTCAAGCCTTGTGGATCCGGCCCTCTCAAAGGAGGAATTTCCTTCCACTTCACATGTTGCATATTTGCAACAAGCGTTTTATTTGTATTTACTGTTTTGCCAGATGTCATAACCTTTTAATCCTGCTGATAGCGCTAGTCCCGGTAATCCGAATCTACTAGATATCATTCTTAATGTTGAAGGTTTCATTCCTAATCTTAAAGCTTTAGATAAAATTCCTGTAGGCTTCATGCCTTTAGTTGCTAATTCAGCTCCTGAACTAGCAAACGCGGGTCCCATCCAATTAAATGGGTCTGTTGCAATATCTTCAAGACTTGAACCCCCTTCTCTTTGTGCTGCTACACTGATGGGTAAAGTCGCGGCTACTGCTAAAGGAGAAAAACTTGCTCCTAAAGCTTTTCCTAAAACGCCTCTGATTCCTAAAGCAGCTCGAGTTTTGCCCACTCCTTTTTGCATCGGTCCTACGAAATCTTTGGTTGGGGGCAATCCTCGTCTAGCTTTGTACACTGCTCCGGCACCAGGAATCGCACCTGCTGCAGTTGCTCCTGCTAAACCAGGATACTGCCATTTTAAAATTTCTTCATCAACTTTTGGAGTTTCTTGTTCCACCATAGATAACAACATTCCTTTCTGTTGTTCTGGATTCGATAAATAAGTTGAAGGATCATCATTTCTAAATTGTTTCACTAAAGGCTCTGCAGCTGCTCCTACCGCAGCAATTGCTGCGTACGGCGCAGCTTTCACTCCGCCTCTACCCAAGATTCCTAAAAAGGTTGTTGCTGCATTTTTAACTTTTCCTAATGCGCCTGAAGTTGCTTCCATAGTTGCTAATTTATTAGCAGAGCCTACTGGATCTCTCTTAATAGCTTCAACGCATGTCGTTGCAATTCCCCCTGTCTGTTTTCTAAGAATAGCCTGACAAGATCCGGGAGCGCCTTTAACTTCCTTTATCAAATCTTTTACTAAATCTTGAATTGAAAAAGGGTAATTTGTTCCTTTATATTTTTGAATACCTTTTGCTTGAGTTCCTAATCTGTCAATGATTGATTGGCGATATTCTGGCCCGGTTGTGCCTTTAAACATTCCTCTTAAATTTTTTACAGCATTATTATAATCTGTTCCACTAATTTTATTTGCTTTCAATGAATTAGCAAGAGAAGCTTCAGCTATATTGACGTCGGTTGTATTCATCACTAAATTAGTAAAAGGTTCACCTTTAACTCCTTTAGGACCATGGAGTATAGCTAAACTTCCCAACCGAGGTTTGAATCCATAACCATCAACTTGAACTTTTTTAACAAGATCCTTTATCTCAATTTTAGATCCAGGTTTGAAAGGATTATCAATTTTCTTTTGACCAAAATTATTCATTTCGTTTGTTATTCTTTCAACTTCAGGAAAATATTTTTTAAGAACTGTCGGATCACTTATATTATTGATTTTATAAGGTCTGTCGCGAAGACTAAACATTTTTCCTTTATATTTAAATGAAATATCTTTCGCATCAAAAGCTTTTCCATATTCATAAGGTATGAGTTTACCTTTTTTATCAAATAATTGGATATCGCCTTTTCCTTGATTAAGGGCCCAATTACGAAAGGCAAAGTGCATTGCTTTCATTTTTGGAGTATTAGCTCTCGAACCTATTTGTTTCAAAATAGGTATTCCTTGTTGAATCTCAAGAGCTTTAGCTAACTGATCACTAAAGGATAACTTTGTTATAAAACTATAAGCGCCTCCAGTTTTAGCCATTCCCTTTCCTCCCCTACCTGAAATAAAATCAGCACCCTGATCTTTAAGGACTTCATAGGTGGGAACCGCTCCTCGAAATTTTGTAACACCAGCAGTTCTAACATCTTCTAACATTCTTCTGAAAGAAAGGTTATGCATGCCCACTCTTTTTGCAGCCACTTCATTCCAATAACCGTTTAACGGAGTTTTTTCCATTAACATATTTTTTAAAACTTGATCCGCTTTCTGAGCTCTTGTATCCAAAGTGGATAAAACAGGATAGAGCCTAATACTTGGTTTTGTCGGCTTGTTAAATTTTTTCTTAACTTTTTCTAATATTTCCTCTGCCGTAACATACCTTTCACCTGCATTGGCCTTAGATACTTCTTGTGAAACAAATAATTTCTGTGCCGGTGTTGCATGGACAGGTGTTCTACCTATTTCAGTTTTTATATCTTTAATTGCATTAGCAAGATTGAAATTTTTCTTGAGAGTATATGTAATAGGATTACCCGGTGTCGTACCTTCTTTAATAATAAAATATTTTTTAAGTTTGTTAACCGCTTCTGGATTTTTTGAAATGTAAGAAGAAAGTGTTTGAGGTTTAATGCCTAATTTTTTGGCTATTTCTTGATATGAAAAAGTCAGTGCCATTATAACTCCAGTATCCTAGCCAAACCGCCTCCCGCAAACGCTGGAATCAGTTTAACATTTTTTAAAATCATTTCGGCAAACTCCTCGGGACGGGCTGCATCCAGATTGACGCTATTTAAAAAGTCATCGTACTTCTCCATGGATCTTCCGTAATATTTTGCCATAAGGTCTAAAGGATCTTCTCCTCTACTTCCTGTTCTTAAATTGTTTAAAACATCGTCGGGTAAATTAAGTCTCGTGTCTTTGAGTAAAAGTTGTCTGGCAATGGCTCGGGACATTCCGGTTTGCATATCAAGCGCGCCTTTGAAAGCCGCTATATCCTCGGGCCCTGGTTCAGGAAGCTGGGACGGAATTTTATCTTTTCCATAGATAGCAAGTCGTTCTTTTTCCATCTGACCTAATTTATCGCTCATGCCTTTAATGTTTTCCATTCGTTGTTTAATACCTGCGATCCCTGAGCCCTGTGTCGGGTTTGCCCACTCCCGTCTCGGCTGTAAGCCGCTTCTGGAAAGTGTGGTAATCGACGCCATCGGTAATGGAGGCGGATTTAAAATTTTGTTAATGCCCGTTAGGTTCTCGGTTAAAATTTTTAGTTGGATGTCGTTTAATTTACCTGCAGACGCAAATCCCATGGCGTCTTCGGTGGCTTCAATGAGCGAGGATCGGGAACCGAGGCTTTGAGTCGTCGCACTTTCTAATCCGGGTAGATATCTCTGGAACAAGGGATTCTTTTGAGGGCCTTTTCCCAAAAAAGTGATATTAGTTCGAGTTCCCATAAATTTATTTGGATTCGCTCCAATACCCGAAGCCAATTTCATTAAATTCTCTAATATTAGTTTCCTAGCCATAGTATACTAAGTTATTTCCTCTGTTTATTTTTTCATCCTTATAATCTTCAGGGTGAACAATAAAATGTCCCCCTCTTAAACGCATAATAGCTTGTGTGGTTGAGTCCACATAGTCATCATAGTCGCCATGAGGAAATGCTGCACATTCCTCAATAACTTCTTGCGCAAATTGTTCGTGTTTCGGAGCCCATATCTTTCCTGCTTCGAAAAGCGGGGCTATCGAATTCACTCTTACATGCTTATCATTTCCTTTTGACGGCGTAAAGTTAATAACAGGGATGTCCATCTGTCTCAACTCGTGCGTCAGAGGGATCCCTGATGCCTTGGCCTCGATCAAGACGATATCCGGACGCCACCATTGATATTCTTGTTGGGCCTTTCTTCGAAGTTCGGGGAACTCGTACCTATCTTTAAACGCATTCAATAAAATTACATTTTGACCGGAATCTTCAGTATTAAAAACACCCCAAGTCGTAATAGCTGAATAATCAGCACTTTCTTTTTTCATAAAAGCTGTATCGTAAGACTGGATAATAAAATCACACGCAGGAGGATCTTTATGTTTCCAGTCCTTCCACCATTCTCGTTTTATAATGGCTCCTTCATCAGAGGTTGGAGATTGCATGTACTGAGCATTCCATTTCCCAATACTAATAGAAGCTTTAACAGAATCTAATTCTTTTTTCTTCCAATACTCTGGCCAGACCGGTTTATTATTAGGAAGAATAGCTGGGAATTCAACAACATCCCATTCATCTCCCTTCACATCTCCCTGTTGCTTGATGAGTTGGCCAGTGAGATCTTTAGTAGACCAGCGGGTCATAACCAAAACGATTCGACCACCAGGTTGTAAACGTTGACGGGGTCCGGAGGTATACCATTCATAAGCTTTATCAAAAGAGTCACGACTTAACATATCCTTTTCCTTGTGTGGATCATCAATGATTAGTAAGTCCGCACCTCTTCCAGTCATGGCTCCTCCTACCCCCACTGCAAAGTACTCACCTCCTTGCGCTGTTTCCCAGCGACCGGCTGCTTGTGAATCTTCTCGCAGGGAAGTATCGAAGATCTCCTTGTATTCAGGAGAATCAATTACGTGTTTAGCTTTTCTTCCAAAACGTATAGCAAGTTCTGCTGTGTGGGTGGCTTGAATAATTTTTAAATTAGGATTCTTTCCGATCATCCAAGCAGGTAAATAATTAGATGCAAATTCAGACTTCGTGTGTCTTGGAGGCATATTGACGATTAAACGCTTCGTCTCTCCTGTAGAAATTTTATTAAATTTTTCTGCAATAACTCTATGGTGATAACCACTAATGAACTCTGGCCAAATAAACCTAACGAACTCTAGGAAGTCATTATGACACTTCTTTTTATTTTCTAGTTGATCTGCTTTTAAATAAGTCTTTAGGTATTCTTTTTGTTCCGCTAATGGTAATTTTTTTATAAAATTTATGTCATCTATCATGATATGGAACCATTTATAAAAGTTCTACCATGAGAGTCTGAATTAAGCAATAAAGGGTAAACCTTGGGACCCCTTTTTTTGTTTTTAGGGGGTGGGCCCCTCCCGGGAAATCTGAGGTATGCAAAAACTGGGACCCCTCCCCTTGGTTAGGGTGGGCCCGCCCCCGATGCCCGACCTATGGGGGGTGGGCCCGCCCCGAATGGCTACAACTTGCACGAGCTATGCAAAAATAACATGGGAGATTGTGAGATTTTACTTGACACAAGATATTGCGAGGCGATCTCTCGCCTCGCACAGTATAACTTATTGGGATAAGCTATTCGTTAATTAATTGTTTTCTTTCTTTCATCAACAGTATTCTTGAAGTCTTTAAACTCATTACTGCTTTGAGCCATATCAACTAATCTATCAAAAACTAAAAGAGCCATAACCCATTTTAATTCTTGTTCCGATAAGTAATTCTTCATCTTATCTATTCTTTTAATTGCGTTGGGAATACTTGGACTAGCTTGATGAATATATCCAACTGCCGATATTATTTTCGGCGAAAGATAGTGGGGCAAATCTGCCCCACTAATATTTACTCTAAATGGTTTTTGTTTCATTGAACTCCCATTTATGCGTTGCAGTTCTATATTGTGGAGTACCAAATTTTTCAGTTGCCCAGATATCCAAATAATTAAAACATGGATATCCTTTTTTAGCAGTGAACTCGCCTTTGGCAACTCCATCTAACTGTCCTTTCCTCTCAATAGTTTCGCCATGTTTAGTGGCGAAGTATTTAATATAGAAAATGCTAGAATCTAATTTTGTCATCAGATTCCTCGCTGTTTCTTTTTTTCCATTTTCTAAACTCAGCTTGTTCTCTATCATCTGCGTCTAGTTCTCTACTGATTGCGTTTCCAACTACATCAAGAACATTTTGAAGTTCTTTTGTCGTGTCTAACATCAGCACTTTTTTGATTATGTCTATTTGTAATGACATGGTATTATCCTTTCTTTTGTTATACATGGGATAATATTACACTATCCCATATATAAAGTCAAGCACTATTTTTGTTGTGATTGTTGTTGTGTGTCGTATGCCTTGCGTAGAGCAATTTTTTGCTCTCTTGATATGTTTTTATTCTTCATGCCTTTTATTCTATCAGCCAGATTTTTTGGATTATAGATTACAAGCCCAGTTGAGTTTGTTCTGATAATCTCAGCATCATTAACTGACAAGCCCAGTTCGGTGCATAACTCAATTGCTTCATCTAAATATTTATAACCTTTTAAACCAACTTTAATCTCTTTCATTTGATTTAAAATACTTTCAATCCATTTTTCATGACAAGTAATTAAATGACCTTTCTTTTGTTGCCAGAACATCAGGACATCATATTCCTCTTTATTACAAGCGATTGATCTATCTCTACAATACTCACGACCAATTAAATCAAGAACATAATCATTGTTCCACTCTCTCGCATAAGAGGTTTGATTTTCACGACCACCATTAGTTCCAAGATATTTGTCATTGGCATCTTGAAATTTTTGTTGGTGTGGATTGCTTGGTTTGTCTTTCATCTCAATATTAATATCTGGATTGCAACCCTCTCGCCCTTTTAGTTCATCTCTAAAATAGGCATAACCAAAATCCATATCTCTTGAATTTTCGTTCCCATTAATATTTCCATTAAGTCTAAAATCAAAATGACTTTCAATATATTTGTCTTTCATAATTGGTTTGTCATTTTCATCTCTTTCTTCTACTTGACCTTGATATCCAAAATGAAAGCAACTATCTTTTGCGATAGTATTTACATTCTCAAACTTGTTTTGTAGATACCAAGCTTTCTCAACATCTTCTGGTGTGTAGTGTCGTCTAACTATTTGCTCAGCAAGTTTCCAAGTTATATCTTGCAAAGGTTTCATTTCCTCTCTTGCTTTTAGATATGCCTCTTTCTCTTGCGTGTCCTCTTGTTCCAAGTGTACTCGCATACGATTTGCGATCTTATTACGATACTCTTGATTTAGTCTTATTCTACCCATAAGTTTTTTTACCTTTCTGTTGTGCTTTGCCAAGTGCGTTTTTGTACTGCCACTTGGCAAATGCGTTATATAGTTTAATAGTTTTTATTCATATTAATATCTAGGAGATTATAGTATTCACTTTAAGCTGTCAAGCCCTATTTTTTCTTTTTGGGTGGGCCCGCCCCCAGATCTGCAAAAATTTTTTAGTTGACAAAGGCTATGGGATATTATAAGATAAGAAAATGATTATTTATGGAAAAAGTGGAAAGGAAAGGTTTAAAATGCTAGTGGACAGTATTTGGTTTTATCCAATTATGGCAGTAGTAGTAATGGCAGTTTTATACTGGTGGTATTAAATGAAATACTGCCAAGGAACAAAGTGTCACGAATATAGAACGAAAGATCGTATTCGTGGCACGAAAGGAAATAAGTCTTATCAAACTAGACGCAGATCATCTTTTTATTACTCGGATAATTTTTGCTCTCTTAATTGTCAGAACGATTGGCTTAATAAATATATTGAACAAGCTTTAAATCATTTTGGAAGAATAACTGAGCCTAAAAAAACTGAATGCGATAATGCTTGGTATAAAGAATATGATTGGCGCAATGGAACTAATCATTACTTCGTTAATGATTTACTTGGTCAACGCATTCCAATTACAGAAGAACAATACGATGATGACAATTTAATTAGACCTTGACAGTTATAGGATTTTATGTTAATATAAAATATTGCTGAAGATAAACGGGTCTCGACCTGTGGATGATAAGCAAAGCCAATCGGCGCGTGGTGATAAATCAATTTATTGAATTTATGAAACGCGCCCTTGAGCCCAGATCCAGTGCCCAGAGATTAAGAGGAATTCCCGCTGGATCTGGGGTCAAGTTTAAAGGTCGTCTGGCCATTGCTGGACTATATTTCAGGTCGTGATGTCCTTTGGATATAGAATTGTATAACGCGTAAGAAGATTCTCGCCTGCGAGACACTTGAGCCCAGAACTATTGCTAGACCTAAAGATGTCTAGAACCCTTTAATTAGGGAAAGATGGCGAAACCATCTAAAATATCGGGTGACATCCGGTGATAGTTCTGGGGTCAAGCACACCTGTTAAAGTCAGGGCTCAGGATATCCTGAGGGCTGCTTGGCCAAACTTAAGCCCTGATCTCTGGTTGGCACACTTGTAATAAGCTGATCGGCGCCCAGAGATCTGGGGTTAAGCATAAGCTCCAATTGGATGCGGTTCTTCAGTGAACATTGTTTGGCCATGGCCAAGTTGTAAGTGTTACAAGTAATGGTTTCGCGCGATGTAAAAAACCGCTTGGCCGTAAGATCCCAAGCCCTCAAGCCCTCAAGCCTTCAAGCCCTCAAGCCTTCAAGCGGGTGGGCCCGCCCAGTAAAGTACAGGAAAAAAATTTTTTAGTTGACAGGTCCGGGGATCTGGGATATAATAGGATTAGAAAGAAGAGGTAAACATGCAACTAGAAAAACCAAAAAAGAAAAAAATAAAATGGCACGACCAGACTGTGGTGATGCCCTTCAACTGTAGTGTATACGAAGAGAAGACGGTAAAAATTAAGAATAGATTCAGTGGTGAAGAAACGGAGATGCCAGGTTACGCAGCTTCAGTCTATGATACCATCATCGGTGCTGAGCGTTTTGAAGCCTGGGACATTGTTCGGGCTGGCTTAGACTGGTTCAAGAAGTACTTTCCAAAACAATACATGGTGGTCCTTGATTAATGAGACTTAATTCAAGACGATCACTACTAAGATATTTTACGATGGCGGATGAAGATCTTCCGCCCTCGTATGTGAAGAGCTGCGAAAAATTCCTGAAAAAAATAAAACAAAACAGTAAGAGCTCAAGCGCCCGAGCGGGTGGGCCCGCCCATAAAGAATCAGGGCACGAGCGGCCAAGCTTGACAAGCCGCAAGCTATAGGATATTATAAGATATGAAAGAAAAATATGATTTACCAGATGGCTGGACTTGCATAGGCTGCGGAGATCAATATCTAGAAGACACTGAAGGCAAGCACATCGCTAACTATGATCAGGGCACATTGTGCAAAAAATGCGACGATGATGACAAGCTCTGGCACAACGACACAATTAATAATTTAAAATGAAAAAGAAAGAAGCAAGTAAGATCACCGGAGGACTGAGCGCACCAGGCAAAATGCCTGAGGGCTCATATAACCTGCCGGCCCGCGCCTGTCAGACTGGCGCTAAGCTCAGAGAGATTCCCGGCACGCCGTGCTATGGCTGCTATGCCTTCAAGGGCCGTTACAACTTCCCGAACGTTAAGGACGCCTTAAGCAGGCGCCTGGACTCGTTAACACATCCAGACTGGGTTCAGGCCATGGCTGTGTTGATCAAAGGCAAGAAGCATTTCCGCTGGCACGACTCCGGAGACCTGCAAGGGCCCGAGCACCTTAAAAAAATTTTTGAAGTCTGCAAGCTTACGCCGGATACAATGCACTGGCTGCCAACACAAGAGCGAAAGTACTTACAATTCCTGGATCCGGACATAATACCGCCCAATTTAATTATTAGACTATCCAATGCAAAAAATGACACGAAGCCCGGCAACGCCTGGACCCACTGGTCTACAGTCGTGAAGAGTCCCCGAGCTGGCCATGTGTGCCCGGCCCCGGAACAGGGCAACAGCTGCAAAGACTGCAGAGCATGCTGGTCAAAAGATGTCAAAGAAATTCAGTACAGGCTACATTAGAATGATTCTAAACTACAAACCGGAACCAGTTCGGGTTCAGTCTACAAGCCTTCAAGCACAGAGACGCAAGACGTCAAGCCACAAGCTAAGGGCTCAAGCCTCAAGCCTGAGTCCACAAGCTCCAAGATCCTAGAGCCAGAGTACAAGCGTACAAGCCCAAGGTCCAGGGCACAAGCAACAAGGACAAAGGTATTTTTTTTATGCTTAATATGAAATGATATTTGGTGCGGGGAGAACCGTACCAAATAGGGGTTTTTTGGTGAGGTTGTTTTTAATTCAACAGTGAAAAAGTTCCCAGAAGGAGCATAGCCCAATAGATCAGGAGTGCCGAATAAAGCCCAGTTTTCCAGTCTAGTCCACGAAATCGAGGTAGTTTCATTTTTTAGTTTTTTCCAAAGTTGCCGTTCCGAAATGAACGACATATCCACCCCAGAACTTTTTTTAAAGTTTACCAATTATTTTACTCATCCGAGCTCTTTCTGGCTCAGCTACGAGGACCAATCTATGGGTCTCTCGCGAACCGATAATCTTATTTTCCATCAAATTAATTTCCCTGATGTCCATCATCTGACCATTAGGCAATTGAATCTGAACCCGTGCGTTACCGCTCGTAGGGCTTAGAAAAAACTTATCTAAAGCTTGTCTGAATGTCTTTCCGTTTAGCATTATGATTGTATATATACAAGAAATATATTATATTGACAACATTATGCCGGGACCAAAAAAGTTTCTAACACCCAAACAAACAAAATTTGCAGAGCTTATAGTATATGGAATTGAAGGTAGCCCTATTACTAAAAGCGAAGCGGCCAGACTAGCAGGATATTCAGACTTTGCGTCCGAAGGATCAAAGCTAACTAATCCAAAATACTTCCCTTTAGTGTGCGCTTACATTAGCAATCTACAAGATGAAGTAAGGCAGAAATATGGCATAACTTTTGAAGGACATTTAGAAGAGCTAGGAAAAATTAGGGATAGAGGAAAGAAAGACAACAAGAATCTAGCGGCAGCAGCTACAACTGAAATAGCTAGAGGTAAAGCAGCAGGATTCTACATAGACCAGAAGATTATTAGACACGGTAATATTGACGACATGAATCTTGACCAACTCTATGCTCGTATGAAAAACATCAAGGAACGAAACGAAAAAATAATGGAAGCTAAAAAATTACTTACTGAAGACTCAGAAAAAATAGACAAATCAACAAAGTCCCTACCGTCACCGCAACAAAAAAACGATCAGGATTAAACATCTAGTTTCTCCATTTTTATAATACACCCTTTCGGGAACACATTCCTGTCAGAAAAGACTTCGTCTTTCTCATCATACGACGCAAACGTCCAGACAAACTTTTTCGTTTTCTTGTAGACGTACGCGAATGAGACCATTTTAGAGCATTCAAATTTATCAAACTCTTCCCTAGTGGCATGGCCTCCGTCGGCGGTAATATCCAACCAGGAAATTTTGTAGAAGTAATATTTCTTTTTGTGGATCGTGACATGTTTATATTTTGATTTTTTTCTGAACATAATATTGTATACTCCCTCCTCAATAAATTAAAAAATAAAAAACATCAATCATGTGCGCGCGTCCCTTAAGTTGTTGGTATTGCTAGCTTTTTGAAGAATTGTATCTTTTGTAACCAATTGTATCCAATTAAAATATACAATTTTGAGCGAATAAGTGTTGGTATACAACAATTCTAGCTTTTGTACCAATTGTAACCACTTTTAAAAAAAAATAAAAAAAATTTTTTTATTTCATTGAAATAACAGTATACAAGGGATACAATGCAATTAATGGCTAATTTACTCGCTAATCTGTTCATTTTTTGTATCTTTCTGGTTTTTGTTCTGGTTACAATTCCTGTAATACTCATCAATTTTGCGAAGGAATGTGTGTTGGTAGTGGACAAATTCCTTGTCCGCAACTTCAAACTTCTGAAACAGGCCATCTTTAGAACACATAAGAACAACTCCTGATTGTATCTTAGTTCCATAAACATAATTGTGTGCCATTGCATAGGCTCCTAATTGGACAAAATAGTCCTCTATCCACTCCCTACGTTTTGGCTTATTGGTTTGTTTAAAGTCTATTATACTTTCACGCGAATTATAAATTCCCACCACATCTGTTTGACCGGCATAAAGACCGGGGTAATGTAGCGTTACTTCAGTGCCCCAGACCTCTTCCAGGTCCCCGAGCCCCGATTCTATGACCTTTTTGGCCATGGATTCTGCCTCTCTGCCTACCGCCGTTAGGTCCTTGTGCCCTGTTCCCTTAATGAAGGCCTCTAGATACGTATGCATAGCCGTACCTCTTAACGCCGCAATATCCTTTATTCGATCAGCGCTTTCCGCTCCGACTCGTGCTCTCCAAGCAGCTAGAGACTGTCGCTTCTCTTCCGACTGGGTTGCAGAAATAATGGTTGTAACACTTGGTAACTTTTCGTGACCAATATCATAGTGTCTGGACCCCTGGATCAGGGACCGAATACTTCTAGGGTAGATAAATTTTTTATTCCACTTCACAGGTGCTCTCTCATCTGGCTCATCATACAAATTCCACTCATACATTATAAAACGTATATTTTAATGTTAGTTCTTCTCCTGCTTTAATATCTTTAATCGTGACTAGATTCCATTTCTTCTTAAAGGTTTCCCCCTGATATCCATTAGCACGAAGTTCAGCTTTAATACAGTTAGGTTCGTTAGCATGATTAATAAATCCTCCAAGAGGAGTTCTAATAATGGCGTCATCAATCTTGATGTGAGATATACCTAGATTGGTAGCCACTATAATATCTTCCTTTGCAAAGAGGCCTAAGCCATCGACTTTGCTTTTTTTAATCGTCAGTGAGTCGGGTAACGGTTTATACATTAGTGAAGCGTTCCTTTCTTAATATCATAAGGTTCCACATTCGTTTCATAGGCAACCTTCATAATACGTTCGTAATCTTCTTTACTTAAATTTGTTCGATAAAGTCTTTGGGCAATCGCCATTAGCGCGGCCGCAACCATTGCCGGGTCTAGTTTATGTTCTAACAAATGTAAAACATGATCTAAAAGATCATGATAAACTTTGTCTGCGTTTTCTGAATTGTTCGTCATAGTGATCAATAATAAGTTTTGCTTTCTCTTGTTTAACAATGAGGTAGGGATAGATTTGGTTAAGGACTCGATAAACAGCATGATGACATAAACGCCAACGATGTTGAGTTTTAAAGGTAGGATGATTAGGAAATTTCTTTAGGTCCCTGTTCCCTTCTCCCGTAGTCGCCATCAAGTAATCAATCAATCTTCCATCCACCTGCGGGACTTCCATACGGATAACTAAAACATTATGTATAGGTTTCCCTGGACGAGTATTGCGTCTCATCTTCTTACGTCGGTACTCCAACCAACCTTCTCCATCCACAATCCCTGCGACATAAGCTCGTTCTTCCAGAGACATAATTCTCATAGGATGCCGTCTTTCCTCATTTTATTAACCATATCATCCATCTCTTTCCGGTGGACCATATTATCAAATTCATGTTCTTCTCGGGCAATCGTCATTTCTTTCTTCAAATATTCTATTTCTTTTCTCAGTTCGTCTAGTTGCTTTTCGTACTTAGCAATCTTATTCATCATCAATTGATCTGCTTCTTTCTTAACGTTCTCAATCTCAGCTTCGGCTCTTTCTGCCCGATCTTTCCAGTATCGGTGGTAATCAATTTCCTTTGATTCTGTCATATACATGTCTCTTTATATCTTTATCTGTTTGCATAATGGTAAGTACATCAACCCCATTATAAGCTTTCACATACGTATTATGTGAAATAGCAATACTGCTTCCACTTGCAAGGAGCGCAAACTCACTGCAACCGGTGGATGCCATCAGCATCAATAATAATAGTATCGTTCGGATCATTTAGTTCTCCTTCCGCTTCACACATCGTACAGTTCATTGTAACTTTTTCGTTAAGTTCTTCAACTGATTTATGTGTAATAGTTATGTACCCATTTCCTTTACAACGGGGACAAATTTTATTTTTCTTTGGGTCTTGCTTTGCCATTCAATCTTTCAATCTCCTTATTGATTAAGATATTAATCGTACCACTTCGACTTTGAACGGTATAGGGAGTAATTACTTTTCGGATCTTATCTAAATTTTGGTAACACTCTTTAGACAAAGAAACGTTTTTATATTTACTTATGTCAGTCATTTGTTATATCCTCTTTCATATTTATTTGTTTATTAATATAGGATTATTCCCATAAATTACAAGAAAAGTCAATGAAGATTATAACATTAACTGTAATTATTTGTTCAGCTTTATATGGTAATTGTCAGTCGCCTTTTACCAAAAATGTAGAGTTCAATAGCTGGGCAGAATGCATGTATGCTGGCACCAACGACACCATGACCCTTTATAATACAATGGGTGAAAAGTATGTTAATGATAATAAAATTTTTATAAAATTTGCTTGTATTGAAGTTGAAAAGGAAAGAATAGATTCATAAAACTCCTATAGTTTCCGTGCACGTACTCCTATAGGAGTAAAGGCTCCACACATTGAAGTTGTCGTACAGAGGCTAGCGCGAGGCATTACATGGACGCAGGTCCTTTCATATCATTTACATATCCAGCCGACTAAAAGTTTGCCATCCTGGGTATAGTTTCCTTGAAGTTTTGCATCTCCATTAATTGCTGGATAATAGATGGTGTTCACCTCACTCCAGGCTTTTGCAATCTCTCCACAATTAAGACCGTTTGTCTTTAGGTTTATCTCTTCTATCCCGCTCGTGCTTAACAGAAGTATTACCAAATATTTCATTCCATCCTTTTTTATATTGATTAGTAGAAATTCGAGAGCGTCCGTCCCATTTTTTACCTTTTTCCTTTTGTTTCATTTTTTATAATACATTTGATAGATAAACTCATCTACCTCCGCTTGGCTATAAGTATTTTCTCCTTCGGATTCACATAACCAGCACTGTTTAATTTCGACTTCACCGTCAATCCCTTCAAATGGGTTTCCACCTTCCATAATTTTAATATAGCCATTACCTTTACACAAAGAACAAATTTCTTTATACGACATATAGTTTAGGTCTTCCTCCTTTACTTCCTCTTAAAACCATTTTTAAATTTTTTGGTGGTCTTCCTATTTTTTTAACTACTTTAAATTTTTTCTTGTATGGGCCTCTTTTATTTCTTCCTCTATAATGGCTGTGGTATATTTTACTACCGGTCGGAAGTGTTGGAAGAGAGGGATTCTTTTCCACATAGTATCTTCCTCCATTTCTAGTAATATGCATGTGAGCTTCTCGTTGAGCAATAGGGCCTAACATTTTTTGATAGACATAGTTAGGATCTTTGCCTGCCATCTCACAGACAGCCCTGAATCCTGATCCTTTCCCCTTGAACCATGCAATTGCCATCTTGGATTCTCTCCAATCAGAAGTAAAGATAGCATCGTGTGCTGCTTTACTTAAAACACTTGTCCAAAGGTAGTGTTCGGGACTGGTTGTGTCTTCTTTTTCAGTCGTGTATTTCTGATCGAATATCGTCATGCGACTTGGTTCCCCAATTAATTATTCTTTCTTGGCCTGGCAGACTAATTTCTACTCCATACTTACTCCAATTTTTGGCAATAAGATTCAACTCTAACACGATTGTAGAATATTGTTTAGTGCTACCACCTTTTATATTTAATGTTATCTTTCTCATTACCTATAATATAAGAAATTATAGGAGCATTGTCAAGCCTTAAAATAAAATTTATCGCCCTTGGCCACGATAGCGTTTTTTACGAGGAGAACAACGTTTGGAGTAAGATTTTGCATGTCGTCCGGGTCTTTTTCTAGTTGCTCGTTTTTTGTAGAGACTGACTCCAAAGACAGGTCTCTTACGAGCCATCGTCTTTCACCAGATTTAATACCGGTGGTTTTTTTCCGGCAATACTAATAGGCATGTAGCTGATAACTCCATTAACTTTTTGTTCATTATCAGTGCCACATTGTATACAACGATAAACGTTCTTATAAAGAGAAACAAAAACAGTAGAAGTATGACACGTCGGGCATTCTCCGTTAGTGACTTCAGTGTTAAAAGTAAATCCTTTTCCAATCATTGTTCTTCCTATTATACTTCTTTTTATCTTTAAACCGTCTAGGAGTAAAGTATTTTAAAAGTCTAGCTATTGGATTTCTTTTACTCGAGGATGATTTTCGTGATGTGTTTTTCACCTAGATACATCTCAACTTCAGCTTTAGATTTAATACATTTATAGGATACAGTCTCACTGTACTGGCGTTCTGCTTCACGTTTTCCACGAAGGCATACTGCCATATTAGGCTGAATACGATGTTCCTTAATTTCTCCGTTTACAAACATAAGTAATGCGATCACTGTCTCAACCATTATTGTGCTCCATTTTCATAATTTCCATTTGCAAATGTTCTCTGTCTATCTTTTAATTTTTCAATATCAGATAAAGCTTTGTTCATTTGTTTTGTTAAAAATTCTATATTTACTTTGTTGTGCATTCCATCCTCAATAGCTTTGTTTAAACGATCTACAGATTTATAAAGATCCTCCACCAACATGTAAAGCTCCTGTTCTCCAGAAGATTTGCCTAATTGGCCCCGAGGGTATTTGATCCGGAATTCTGAATTAGCCTCTAAATCTTTATGCATTAATTCTAATTGTGTTGAGTGCTGGTTAAGCTTCTCGTTAATACCGAAATAAGCCCAGGTCCCGATCGCGACCATCATAATTAAAGAGGCCACGGTTTTCATCGGCATCTGTACAGCTGCCTCCTCCGAGATTTTTAATGGTTTGGGCATTAGTAATTATAACTCCCTGAAGGAGTATCTCCTTGTTCTAAAACTTGAAATAATTTTTTATGTTGGTCCATGATCTCTTCATCAGAGTCCATCATCTTTTCAATTTGGCTTTGTAGCTTGTCCACATGTCTCTCTAATTTATCCACTTTATCTTCATGTACTGCTTGAATTGTAGAGAGTTCAAATGTACGAGAAAGACTCCAACCGCCTAGGGCGATGAGTAGTCCTACTAATAATGTCATTAACTTGTCAGCCATAAACTCCACAACAACTAAATTTATCCATAAAAAAATAATGATACACGGAGAATCCTATAGCAATCCCAATGCTCATTCCTATAAACAATGTTAAGTATTTTACCATATTAAAAGATTATTTCAATTACTAGGTAAAGGGTGATAAAGACGAACGTCCCCATCATTTGAACATCATAGGGAAAATTATGCATTAATCCCCCATTTAGCTAGTGCTTGACTACATGTAGCTAACCATAGCAAGATAATTATGAGAGAGGATACTAAATATTTCATCCATCTAGTTTCCTGTGTGCTTATTTTCCTTAAGATCCTTCTTCTTCGAAATTCTTTTAAAGTTTGATATTTCATCTTCTATTACCCCAAGCTGTAATAAAATAGCGAGTTGCGCCGTTATTAATTTATCATTCATTTAATTACAATTGTTTTTATCTAAATCAGCTGGTTTTTCTCCAGAAAATACCCATAACCAAGAAGAGATTTTTGTTCCTTCTTGCGTATAGGTGCATTTTTTGCCCACTGAGCAGGAGCTCAAAGCAAAAAGTAATGCTAGTACTAAAAATATTTTATTCATTTGTTTCCTTTGGTGCAGGTCCAACTTTCGCATGATGTTCATACGTTAATTGTTCTGCGTTTTCTTGTTCGTCTTTTACGCGACAACATGTACCTAAGTTTTCTTTTTCTTTGGTATGCATATTGCAAGTTTGTTTTTCTTTTACTGACATACTTCACACTCTTCTAACTCATGTTCGCACACAGTACAACTACAGACACCGTATACATCGCCGTGTTCTTTTAAAGAACAGTGGCAATTGCAATTACAATGCTTACACTTTGTCGCTTCCATTTTTTGTTTCCTCGATTCCGTAAAAAAATCTATCGGAATCTTCGGTTCTCCATTCCCTTGTGTTTTCTACATTCCATTCCCTTGTTTGAACTTTCCAATCAAATGGTATTTCGTCTTTCACCGTGAAAGATGGAAGACTCCATATCAATCTATTATTGGGTTGAGCCGCATAATTACCATCCTCTAAGGCGAGAATGTGGGCGCACTTATGTTCGTGCGGTATTTCAGAATGTTCTGTATCTACTATATTACTCTCTGGGTGAGCCCAGTCAACCGTAAAAAGATAGTGACCATGATGCCATGCCTTATCTTTTCCAAAATATTTTCCTGATTGTCCGGCTAGGATATCGTAAGTAGTAATAGCAGGATAGTAACTGAAAGAATTCCAAAGCTCCAACTCGTCAAGTCTAGTCCTAGGAACTTTTTTGACATCAAAGCCTCTTTGGATAAAGGCGCTAATCGGTAAACGATAGAAGACAGCACCATTTTCCATAATTGCATGAAAGAGTAAAGCGCGCCCTGTAAGTGATGCCATCCCAAAGATGATACAGTCCTCAACTTCTCCCACATGTCCGGAAAAGTCATATAGATATTCTCTCCTTACCTGCGCATACGTCGCAGGAATGTTTGCGTTTAGATATGCCATTTAACATAAATTCCTATTGAGCTATTATTATAAGAACAATGACTACAGCAACAGCTATAGAAATTTTTTTATGAGCTAATGCTAATGCCCATAATTGTTTTACTTTTTCCATGTTTCCTCCTTGTTAGTCATAAATATCTCCCCAGTTTTTTCCAAACTCATAGTCTACTTTATTAGGGACCTCTAAATCAACTGCCGATTCCATAATCTCGACTATTTTTTTAACCTGTTTATCATCTTCAATAGACAAATCAAGTTCATCATGAATTTGTATATGTGCTACTATACCTTCTTTATACAATTCTAACATAGATTTTTTCGTCATATCTGCTGCTGATCCTTGTATTAATTTATTTAATGCTTTGTAGGTATAAGCTCTTTTGATCCCTGGTCCATGTTCCCTGAGTGCATCTTCATGACTCATAGCTTTATGCATACCAAAACTATTTGGTTCCCATAAATGAAACCGGCATAGTCTTCCCAGTAAAGTTCTTATCTGTCCTCTATCCTGGGCACGATTAGATGCTTTCTCCATGAGCTGTTTTACAAATGGAACTTTAGCATGATACTGATTAAATAATTCTGCAGCTTTTTCTTTGGTTACTCCAAGTTCTGCTTGAAGTTTAGCTTTACCCATTCCATAAAATAATCCTAGGTTAATTGTCTTGGCTTGTGATCTAGGGATCTCTGCCATATCGGCTACAGTTTGGTGAAAGTCTGATTTAATACTGTCTTTATAAGAATCTACAACTTCATAGACAGAAGGTAATTTATATAACGAGGCATAGTGAACGACGAGTCTTGGTTCTTGTTGATTATAATCAAAACAACCCCACTTACATCCATCTTCTGGAATAAATAAACTTCTAATCTTTGGTCCAAGATCTTTATTTCGTGCAGGAATTTGTTGGAGGTTAGGGTTTTGGTAAGAAAATCTTCCGGTTACTGTTCCTCCTCCTGCATTTCTAAGTTGATTTATCTCTGCGTGAATTCTTCCATTATGTTCATATCTAATAATAGAATCAATAAAAGTTGTGTACGCTTTATTAATTTCTCTTGCTTGTGCAATCATTCTAACCACAGGATGTTTATGTTCTTGTAAAAAATTTTTAGTAAAAGAAGGAGCAGAAGTTTTGTCTGTTCGCGGGTATTCTATTTTTAACATATCAAATACATTAGCAACAGATCGTGCTGCCCAGATTTGTGTATCAATATTAGTTTCTTTTTTTATTTTCTCTAACAGATTCCTTTCTGTTTGTTTAAATTCTTTTTTCATTGCATGGGCTTTTTCAATATCTACACGCACACCCTTGAATCGCATATCAACTAGACATGGAAATAAATCAGTCTCCAGATCAAAGATGTCTTCTAAATCTTGGTGAATAATTTCTTTTTTAAGTTCTTGCCATAATCCTAAAGTAATTTCTGCATCGCGTTCTGCATAAGATCCTGCATGCATAGCAGGAAGTTTGTACATTTCTGCTTTGGGATCGATTCCCCATTCTTGAGCAGCTTCAGCAAGACCCGCTTCATTTTTTCCGTACCCTAAGTAATGCCACGATAAACTATTGAGATCATATCTAAATCTATTTTCATCAGTAATAGCAGCGGCAATCATTGTACAAACAATATCTCCATTGATTTTTAATCCCAGTCTTCTCAACCAACAGACATCGTAAATAGCATTGTGAAATATTTTTGTAGAGGGAGCTTCAAGTACATCCTTAAGCCAATTTAAAACTTGCTTACGATCCATATTACCACCACCTTCGTGAGCTATGGGAAAATATCCTTTGTAGTGAGAAGTGGCTACGGCAATTCCAATTACATCACCATTACCAATAATGGATCCTGATCCTTTTTTAATTAGATCTGGATCTTTTGTTTCTAGATCGATTGCAATTTCATCAACCTGTCTCAGGTCTGGAAATTCTGTAGGTTTAACCCATTCAGTACGGGCTTCAAATCTAGGAATTCTCATTAGTTATGTGGGCACCTTTCTTTATTAATTTCTTTATTAAGTTTTTTTAATTCACCAAGTTTTACTTTGTCGCTAACAACTCCTTTATCCTTAAGCGCTTTCCATTTATTATAACCTTCTACCCAACTCTCTGATTTTTTTTCTGCTTCTTCTTTAGTGATACCGGCATTACGATACTCTTCTTCTTCGGTCATAGCTACTAACGGATAATCTCTTTCGATAATCATATCAATATAGTGTTTTGCTTTTTCCAAATCTTCAACTTCTCCTTTATGTGCATGTCTGCAGATATATTTAATAGCATTTCCTTCTGCAAATTGCAATTTGTTCTTGTTTATAAACTCGCTAGGTTGCACCACCATATTTTTGTAGTGGGATCCTCCTACTTGTTTATTGTACACTTTCGATGTCATATCCTTTATCCTCCTTTTTAGCTGTCATAATGTATAAATTTTGTTTAGCACGCGTGACACCCACATACCAAATTCTGTTTTCTTCGTCTTCTTTATCAGGGCTTTTATCAACGGCTTCCCTAATAGTTTTAGTATTATCTAAGATAAGTAAAACATTTTCAGCTTCTCCTCCTTTTGCAGAATGAATTGTTGAAAGTTTAACTCTAGCTTCTTCAGATAATTTCTCACCACTTTGTAACATATCTCTAATATAGAGACTGTCTTCTGGCTCTGTTTCAAAAACCTCGTACCATCTTTGAGTATGGCTATACCCAAATTCTTTAAGGTCGTACATGCGTTCTTCTTTTTGAGGAAATTCTTTTCCAAGATATTCAAATAAATCTCTACATTCAGAAATAGAGAGGAGGGATCCATTGGTCCATCTCGTAAAATTTTGAATTGCATCGTATAGTCTTGTCTTATAACTCTTTCTGTTTTTATATTCAAAATATATTCCCATCTCTCTTAGCTCTGGCTTAAGTTTAATAAGTCTGTCGTTGTACCGAGCTAATATTAACCAATTTCCTTCATATAAAGGAACATCGGAAAGCGTCATTACTGGATGTACATTTCCATCAACATCTCTTGCTTTCCATTCTTTTTTTATTCTCCTATCCTCTGGTATTCTACTTAAAATATTGTCAGCAATGTGTTGAACTTGTTTGGGAACTCGATAGGATTGAGGTAAAACTATTTCTTTCGCTGGTTCTTGTTGAAATCTTTTAACATCTGCTCCTGCCCAACCATAAATAGCTTGGTCGTCATCACCGGCTAATATAATATGTTTGGAGTTTTTCTTTAATACATCAAACATTTTCCATTGAATCGGCGATAAGTCTTGGGCTTCATCAATAAAAACTACGTCATATTTTGGACACAATTCGGACACAATAAATTTTTCAATCATGTCAGTGTAATCTTTTAAGACATAAGATTTTTTATAGTTATCTAATTCATCTCTTAAAATATATAATAAGTTTTGATCTAAATCTTGGGAGTACATATCGGTGTTGTATTCATCTTCAATGGGTATTTCTTTTATTCTTGCTGCGTTAATGATGTTGAAGTATTCACTGTCTGAATCAACAAAACCTGTTTTCTCTTCTCCATTGCTGTAGACTGTTACTTCAATTCCTACCGATCGTCCTATGTCTTCATAATGTTCGTCCTGCATCACTTCACTTTTTTTCATACCAAGTTTCCAAAATGCTAGTGAGTGTAGGGTTCTAAAATGTTTTAATTTTTTATCATTTAGGTCAGGATAGTTGTCCAACATTCTATTTTTTGCTTCATTAGCAGCCTTTTTAGTAAAGGCAAAATATCCTATTTTATCAATGGGAGTTCCTAGTTTAAGAAATGTATTTACATATTTTAATAAACGAGTTGTTTTCCCTGTTCCCGGAGGCCCGAGTATTTTTCTCATCATATAATATCCTTCTTATGTTTAAGTTGAGTATGATGTATAGGAACGTTTTCAAATTCTTTAGTAGAAATTTTTACAACGTTCTTTGTAGGTGTGTTATATTTTCCTTTTTCTTTTGTTGGAAATCTTTTTTGATCTAAAAATTCTATGTCACAATCTTTATAGGTTACCTGCATCATGGTACCTGTTTTGTCTTCGTTATACTTCCAGTTTTTAGATTTTAATTTGTCATAAAATTTATCAAATTTAAAATAGGCATAACCTTCTTCAATTAATACTGTACCTGATTTAAATCCCGCATCATTCATAGCTTTGGGACCATTTACTTTAGCGTATAATACATCATGTAATTTTTCTCGTGAGCTAGTTCCTATAGGAGGGTTAACAATTTTTTGTGTTTTCCAGAGAGCATCTAAAACTATTTGATCCTCATCCCCTTTAATAATAGGAGGAGGAAATCCTGCGGCTTTTGCTATGGCGTTTCTTCTTTTGCGTTGATCATTTACATGTTCTACTGAACGACAATGAACAGTGGCTGTACTAATTCCATCAGGCTTAATGACATCAAATTCAAATTCTGGCTCAGGGTCTAAATCTATTTTTTTAAGATTAGTTAAGACGGGATAGGTTCCTTTTGATCCTGCCAAGACTCCATACTTTTTCTTAACACATATTCCCTTTTTACAATGATCGCTAATTGGACTTTGTGTACAGGTATATCCCTTAAATGATTTTGCCCATGATCTTACTTTAGCATTTAATACTTTATCGTCCCATGCATTCGCATGTTGTTCAGCAAAATATTTAACTGGAGCATTTTTAACTTTTTGTTTCCAGGTATCTTCATACTTCATCTTAACAAAGACATGATAGTTGTACATAAATCTATCTTTGCCATCAAAAGCAGGGTCCTTCATAATAGTAGACAGTGTGGCTAAACAAGGAGGACCATCTTTAAAATCTTCATCAGCAACTTCAAAAATCTTTTTATCAATATCTTCTGTAATTTTATTTAAGTCATCAGGATCAACTAGATTAGATTCTACAAGAGGTATAAACTGCTCATATGTAAATTCTGTTCCGTCAATATTTAAAGCTCTTCTTTCTGTCCTATTAAAATAAGGCAAATTAATAAATTGGCCAGGTCTTAAAGTTCCCCTTTCAAGATCTTTAGTTAACTGGGTTTGTTTTGGAAATGTTTCTGTGTCTGGTTTGAGTTTAAAGAGTGGAAGGAGATTGCTTAAAAATGATTTTAAAGCCGAAGCATTTACAAATCTCTTCATAAAGATATATAAATGAATCCCCTTACTCTTGGATAAGATGGGTATTAAAGGTAGTTTGTATTCTTGAATTTTATCTATAATAAATTTCTTGTCAAAGTTTTCGTAGTTAGCTGGGTCTATATCAATAAGACCAAATTTTGTTTCCCCTTCTTCATTACAGGGTTGAATCCCAATAGATTTAGTGCCGTTTAAATGTTCTATATAAATATCGTCAGTAAGCTCTTGATAATTCCAGCGATAGTCCCCTGGTTTTAAGCGAAGCTTTCCGCTATCAGGATCAACGTAAGCGTTCTTAATATTAGCGACACCATACGCTCCTCTATATCCATTAAATAAATTTATATACTTCTTATCCATAATTATCTTTCGAAAGGGCGAGTTAAGTCTCCCGCTCTCGCCCCTTTTTTAATCGATATGTCGATTAAAACTTAAAAGTGCGAATCAGACCCTTTTGGTTTATCAGAGCCGTGTTTCGCTTTGACACTTCCTTTGGAAATGTTTTCAGAAAAAGTTTTAGCTTGCTGATACATTTGAGTATCTGTTACAGGACCAAGTTTACTTACTTCCCAACCAAACCAAGTGCCTTTGTCGTTAGACATTTGAGTAGTTTTTAGTTTGTAAATGTGGCTGAAAGATGCTGGCGTGAATAAGCCGTTCTTGCCTTTCAATTTAATCCCACTCATCATCGAGTTCCACTTTCTACTAATTTTTAATTGAGTAGATTTCATAGAAATCAACGCTGTTGAAGGACTATCTCCTAAGATAATTACAAAATGAGATGCTGTCTTCTCAAGATAATTACCATTCGGTAATCTATCTTTGTAGTTTGCATCTGGTTTTGTTTTTGACATGATGTCAGATGAGGAATCATAGATAGCAATTGGTGCTCCTAATCCTTCTCCTCTATCTTTCCATTCAATGTACTCGAGTTTATAAAAGCATGGAATGACATCAATGCCCTTCACACCATCATATAACTCACCAGTGACAGAATTGAAAATCATTCCTGCCTTGGCACCTTTGACATATTTACCATCTCTTTCGTTTACTTCAGGTGATAATTGTCCAAGGATTTTTAGAAACGGCAACGCCAAGTCTTGCTGACTGATATTGCCTAAACCCTTACTCGCATCCTGTTCAAATACATTGGCAGGAAGAGAAGCGTTTGTTTTTTGTTGTACCTCGTTCATGTTTATTGTTTCCTTGTTATTTTAGTTCGGCTGCCTGCGAACACGTTAAATAAGTCAGTGGGAATCTCTTGTCCAGCTTCCAGACGCTCTCTGACTAATGCTTTTAATGTCATTGGTTCAACCTTTAATTTCTGGACAGGTTCAAACCCTTGACGCTGTGCTAGGCTGGCATAATCGCTAGCCTTTGCATCTTCGTTACGACCGAAGGCAACAGTAACCTCATTTTTAATAAGATCACCTAGATCGTTATCTCGAAGCCATTTAAATGCCTCTTCCCTTTTTGCAATTGGGATTGACGCACCGTAGACGGGTTTAACTTCAACTGAAGATCCGTCTGCTAATTTTAATGTAGAGATGTTCATTTCCTGCATCATTGTAGGAATCACTTCTCCGGATACCAATTCTAACTTTCTTTTAAGTTCTTTCAACTCTTTTTCTTTGGTAGAATATTCATCCTCTAGTTGTTTTAGTTTTACTACTTGATCAGATAAATTTTTTGCTTCATTAACTGAATTCAAATCTTCTCTCTGATCTTTTTCAAAATCAATACTACTCATTTATTTCTCCTTTCTCGTGTAAGTTTATTGTAATAGGATAATATTGTCTTTCTTGTTTATCCCATTTTAATAAGTTGTATTTTCCGTTAGTAATGTCAGCAGCAATTGAACAAGCGACTCCAATAATAGCTGGGTCTCCTGTCAATAATAAATAATCCGTTGATCTATAATCTTTCAACAAAGTTCTTAATTTAAAAATTAAAGGACCCGGAGAAAAAATAATCTGAGAAAATTCAGGTAATAAAAATTTAAATTTTCCATACCTCGAAGCACTCATTATATTAATCTTTGGGGTTCCTGCTTTTGTGCCTGGTATTTCTTGAATAACATACACAATAGCTCCATTTGGTTTATCTGGGGCTGGGCCACATTTAAGACTACTAAACATATTTATTTATCTCTCTTTCTAACATCTTGACAAATATATAGTTTATCCTATATAAGAAGTCAATAGAAAGAAAAAAATAATATTATGAATTACAAATTTAAAATGAAGCCCTATGCTCATCAAATAAAAGCATTGGAAATGTCGTGGAATAAATCTTATTTTGCTTATTTCATGGAAATGGGTACAGGTAAATCAAAAGTACTTATTGATAATATAGCTATGTTATATGATCAAGGTAAAATAAATGGTGCCTTAATTATATCTCCTAAAGGAGTAACTGGCACTTGGTATGAACAAGAACTTCCTACTCATTTACCAGATCATATAGAAAATGAGAGCGTATTATGGCAAGCAAATATAACTAAATCTCAATCGCGCAAATTAGGGACTTTATTTAAAACGGGAGAAGAGCTTCATATCTTAGTAATGAATGTAGAAGCTTTTTCTACTCAAAAAGGAATTAATTTTGCTTCTAAATTTTTATCTTGCCATAATGCAGTTATGGCGGTGGATGAAAGCACTACTATAAAAAATCCTGATGCCAAGAGAACTAAAAATATTTGTAAACTAAGTGTTGATGCGAAATACAGAAGAATTTTAACAGGATCCCCTGTTACTAAATCTCCTTTAGATCTTTATAAACAATGTGAATTTTTACAATCTGATTTATTGGGGCACTCTTCTTATTACACCTTTAGAACAAGATATGCAGTTATGAAAACTGCTAACTTTGGAGGAAGATCTGTTCAAATTGTGACAGGTTATAAAAATTTAACAGAACTGTCTGAAAAACTTAAACCCTTTTCATATCGCGTATTAAAAGATGAATGTTTAGATTTGCCGCCTAAAACTTACATGAAAAGAAGTGTTAAGTTATCCGAAGAACAAGCAAAAGTTTACAAACAAATGAAGCATTTAGCTCTTGCTGAACTTGAAGGTAAAACCATGACTACAGCTACTGTCTTAACTCAACTTATGAGACTCCAACAAATTACATGTGGTCATTTCAAAGCTGATGATGGAACTATTCAACATATTAAAAGTAATCGAATGGACGAACTTTTAGATGTTTTAGATGAAGTGGAAGGAAAAGCTGTTATTTGGGCTCATTGGCAACAAGATGTAGAGCATATAATGAAGGCTATTAAAAAAGTTTATGGTCCCGGGTCCGTGGTCGATTATTATGGCCTAACTCCTAATAATGAAAGACAAACTAATATTGAAAAATTTCAAGATGATAAAAAATGTAGATTCTTTGTAGGAACTCCACAAACTGGAGGATATGGTATTACGTTAACTGCCGCCTCTACCATGATTTATTATTCGAATGGTTATGACCTGGAAAAGCGCCAACAATCTGAAGCAAGGATTGATAGAATTGGACAGAAATTTCCTATGACCTATATTGATCTAATTGTAGAAGATACGGTAGATACTCGAATAGTAAAAGCTCTGCGAAAAAAAGTAAACATCGCTTCTAAGATTATGGGTGAAGAATTAAAAACCTGGATTTAACGTAGGATTTTATAGGAGCAGAGTAAAACTTTGCTCACAAATTTTTCCCTAATTACTCCATTGAGTCGTATTTTGTGGCGCCATTAATTTTTGTAGCTTTTAAATATTGCTTTCTATTATTGTTTTCAGAATAACTACAGTGCACCCACCCAGAGTTTGGATCTGATTCTTTCCAGTACTCGAGGATCAATTGATCATAGTCTAGGGTTTCGTTGATGTAATCTGCTAATTCTTTATTAGATACTCCGAAGATTTCGAAGTCCGCCGCCTGGCCTTTTGCATGTTGCGAGGTCGTTTTGCTGCCGATGGCAACACACAGCTCCGGGGAGCGATATCCGCTAGAAACGCTCACAACTCGAGAAAAGTGATCTCTAATTGGCTGTAGGACGTGCGTACAGAGCGATCTTAGGTTCTCCTGGTGCTCAGCACTAGGGGTATTATCAATACCCTTTCTTTCGGCTGTTTGGCTGGCTGTCAGCTCTTTTAATGAAAAATTATTGCTTAACTTCATCCTTAGTTTCCTTCTCTTTAGTTTCGGTTTGTAGTTTATCTAAATCGTCGGTTGTATATTCTAGTTTCTGTAGTGATCGTTTTAACGCAGAGTCTTTCGCTTTGCAAGCATCGGTCAGTTCATTAACCTGCTCCTTAAGGATTCGAACCTGCTCCTTATATTCATTGATAATATCTTGATACTCTGATTTTGACATATATTATTTAGGATTAGCTTCTGCCGAATAGTATATCAATTTTTTGTGTAGTAGTTAACTGATTAAATGGAATATTTCCACCAGCTCCCCCTCCCTGAGCGGTTACCGTTTGTTGAGATACACTAGGTAAATTTAATGAACCCTGAATAGTTAGAGGTGCACCAGCATCCCTAGGTATTAATGGATTTTCTACATTAGGAAAAGCTGGAGCATTCAATGAGAGTCTAGAAAATTGTCTGGCTAGAGAATTAATAGTAGTCGCTGCTTCTCGATAAGGATTAGGTAGATCTAATTTTCTTGCGTTCTCTTCGAAAGCTCTTTGAACATTAAGTGATGGGGTATAGGGTCTGAATCTACCCTGCTCAATGGAGTTTAATTCTATGGCTGAGATATCTACATTACTGTCGTAAGCTTTTGTTGATATTCCTAAGGTCTTAGCTGCACCTAAGTCTAACATAAGTTTTTTCTTAACATTAAACAGAGCTCTATTAGCATTGATGTATGCATCTACAATTTCTCTAGGTTCTATGGGTCCACCTCTTAAAGATTCTCTAGTAAATAAAGATCCTGATTGTCTAACTCCTTGTTTATAGTCAGCGACTTTAAATTTAATTGTTCGTTCAGGGTTAATATCGACAGCTCTGAAACCAAAGAGTCCTCCAAACTCATCACCGAATTCATAATCTTGACCGTACTCATCGTACTTACCTCTCGTAATAACATCTACTTCTTTAATAGATCTATCTAATCTTTTAAACTGATCAAAAGAGAAAGGCATTTGAGCTTTAACTAAGTGGTCAAATATTTTAGTAGCTTTATTTCCTCCACTATCTTGTTCATTATAAACTTCATAACCTTCTCTAGTTCTTCCACCTCTCATAATAATATCGGAGACAGCTTCCGTCCAAATGGATTCACTAATAAACGGCTCTCCGAATTCTTTCATCGATTCAAAGACACCCGCTAATAAATCATTCATGATTCCATCTTCAGGAGCACCATCAGCTACTTGGTTAATAACGGTTTGAAGAGGTCGGATTAAAGTATCGTATGCATTAGCGTGACTGAAGTCGACATACTTAAAGTTTCCTTCTTCATCTTTAATAGGAAGGATGGTAGAGTTTTGAGACCAGTCCGCTACATATCTTCTGATGGCTTCTCTTTCTTCATCCGTAACATCATAAATAGTTTGGAACATTTTTTGAGTTGCGTAAGGTACGGCTGCAACTGTTGTCGTAAATCCAAACAGTCTAGTGTAACCTATCCCCGTAAAAGGTTTAATAACTTTACCATTTGCTAGCGTATAAGTTTGATTAATTTCTCTTAGTGCTCTTTGAACGATGTTCACTCCTGTTCTGGCAATCTCTGCCGGAAACGATACGAAGTTTCCAATTGGAAGTTTACGTAAGCCTTTAATAAAATCAGGGACATAATCATAGTTAGGAATATTATTCTTAACAATGTCAGCGGCTTCTTTTTCTAACCATTCCTCTGTTACTTCAATCCATTCTCCCTTAGCATTTTTCATCCATGCATCTTTAGTTCCTCTTGCGACTCCTTGTTTTTCTAAAGCTCTTGTCAGTCTAGATTTTTCTATAGCCCAAGAATATATTTTCCAGAAGTCATCTTCAGCGGTATATAAATCTTGACCAACTGATTTTATTTTAGAGAGTTGTTTCATTAAACCTCTCATACCTTTTTGGTAGCTCATGGTTGCACCAAAGTTTATATCTTCTAGTAGTCTGGAAAGATCTCCGAGTCTTACGTTACTGTTTACCACTCCTAATCTAATAAGCTTATCGTATAAATCATTTTGTTGTCGTGTTCCCTTAAGCCCAGTCTGTAGAGCTTGGTAGGCTAACTTCATTGGATTTTCTACTAATTCTTTCCCTGCTACTGTTACATTTACCTTACCAAAGTTGGCAGGAATAATTCCATTTGCTGCTGCGAAAGCTCCAGCACTTATAAAGTTTCTCATGTGAGTGATGGGAGATAAAATCGTTTTAGCAATCTGTGATGTGGCTTTAGGATATAAAAGAAGTCCTGTGTACATGTCTCCTAACATTTCACTTCCCATTAAAGTAAAACCTTTAGAGTTAATTCCTTGAGCCTCAAGCGCTTCAGCTAACCCAGGACGTGCATAAAAAGTTTGTCCTCTGTTTCCAAAAGGATTACTGGCGCCTGATCCCAGACCCACTCTTCCTTTTTGAGCTTCATCCAAGACTTGAATAGGTCTATATTCACTACCAAAAAAAGCACGGGCCTCATCCTCACTTTTTGCAAACATAGGCATGATATCTGTTTTACCTGTCGCTTCTATTTCAGCTTTGGCTTTAGCTAATAGCTCATCATTTTTATTATAAATATTTCTAAAAAATATATTTCTTTGAGCAACTAAAGAAAGTTTAGCCATACCCCCTAAAATAGTTTGCATAGGATTCTGTTGTTTACCTAAAAGGTTTTCAAAAGCTTTTCTAAATTCCGGAGCAATTTGTGAAAGCATGGGTTTCTTAAGTCCCATTCTTGTTGCTTCATCTAGAGTAGTCTTACCTAAAAAGAAATCAGGGATAGCAAAATAAGGATCGGATGGTTTATCCATTCTCATTCCTTTAGGAAGTTCAGCCGTGTCTAATACTCTTGCGACAGCTTGCTCTGCTTCTAGATCCGATAATGTTTTCCCTGGATTAACTTCTTCATAAGTTTTTTTAAATATATTTTTAACCTCAGTAACTGCTTCTTCAGTTGGTTTATATCTTAGCCATGGAATAATACTTTTGTTTTGCATGACATCATAAGTAGCCCCTAAGTAATCTTTAAATTTATTTCCAAATAGATCTTTGAATTCTTTAATTTCATCTGCGTCTAATGTTCTTCCAATAGCTGTAAAGAGATCATCCCAACGCTGTCTTATTCTTCCAAGGCCCATAATCATCGCAGTAATGTCATCATTCTTAGCACCTAAACCTACAAGCTTCTCGGTTAATGCTTCGAGCTTAGCCTGATCCATTTTACCCCATTGAGAAACCATCTTACCTGTAGGTGCCCCCTCTATCATTTCATCAACTAATTTAGGATCTCCAGATAAAAGCAGATCATTAATTTCTTTTAAAAGTTTATCTCGCTCTCCTTGTTTTTGTTTATTCCATATGGTTCTAAGCGGAGGAAAGACACCATCAATAAATTTATCCGTATCTCTGGATACATTTTTAGCAAGTACAGTATCTGCACCTCTCATCCCTGTAGAAGCTCTTTCTATTTCAAAAAACTCTGGAGTCTTATCACTCCGTGCTCTAAATTTTCCGGCTACTTTGTCAATCCATCTGTCCAGTTTACTATTAGCAATGTCTAATTTTTCTCCACGACCTGCTAATCTTTTGACAGTCGAACCAATTCCACCAATAACTCCAGTAAATAAAGCTCCTTCAGTTCCAAACTTAACTCTGTTTAATAAATCTCGGACTGCATCTTCACCCTCACCTCTAGTAATTTCTGTGGGTCCACCAATTAAATCTCCAAAGCTACCAATCTTTTCTACGTCACCAACAAAGACTCCTTCAGCAGCACCACCGGCTAATGCACCCGCAATGAATTGATTGGTCTTACCTCTTGCGTTTAAACGTGTAGCTTCTTGAACACCTTTTTGAAGAGAAGGATTTGAAAGTTGTAAATACTTACCACTTTTTTTGGCAAGCATTGATTGTTTAGCGA